ATCGAAGATGATTTAGATTTTAGTGCTTACAATCATACTTATAGCGTAGCTAATATTAGTGCGAGTTGGGATAATCCTGGTGGTTCAGGATATTACTATCCCCTTATTGATTATGGTAATGTTAGTACAGGTGCTAACGGGGTACTTAAAAAAGATTTTCAATACACTACATTTAGACCTGCTTTATATGTTAAGCAGTATATAGAAAAAATATTTGCAGGAACAGATTATACTTTTAATTGCCCGTTCTTTGATGAGCCTTTATTTAAACGCTTGATTATACCACACAACCAAACAAACATTACAACGCTAAATAATACAAGCCTTAACGCAGCTGCCAAGCTAATAACTATAAATACTAATTCAAGTAATATTGTAGAGTATACAATGGTAACGGCAGGTAGCTTTACTCTTGACGGATTAGGTCAGTTATTTACTTATGGAGTAGTTCCAGCACCAACAATTACAACGGATATAAATATTTTATTGAGAGGTAACGTTACATTTTACAATTCATCGCTACCAAACTATTCTGTAATACTCTATAAGAATAACATAGAGATAGGCAGACAAGATTTTGATGCAAGTGTAAGTACTTTTATGAACTGCCAATTTACAGTTAACGGAGTTACGTTTGCGAATAACGACACAATGCAAGTTCAAATATCAGGCAACGGAATTATCCTTGATATTACTTTAGGAGAAATAGGAGTTACTACAAGCACCCCTACACAAGTGCAAGTAAACATAGGAGAAACAATCAAGGTAAACGATACAATCCCAAGAGGTATATTTCAATCTGATTTCTTTTTAAGCATTGTTAAGATGTTTAATTTATATGTTTATGAGAACAAGTTTAATGACAAAGAACTTATCATCAGCCCATATATAGATTTTTATCCTGAGAAGTCAGATGAAGCTTTAGATTGGACTAATAAAATAGATAGGGCAAAGCCATTAAGCATTAAGCCAATGAGTGAGATTAATGCTCGTTACTATAATTACAAGTTCAAACAAGACAATGACTTTTATAACGAAAACTATCGTAAGAAATACACCGAAGGTTATGGAGATTTTATTTATGATACCGAATTCGACTTTGTAAAAGAAACCGATGTTTTAGAAGTTATGTTTGCTGCATCTGTATTATTTCAGCAAACAGGAGAAGATAAAGTATTTCCTGCAATATATAAAAAGTCAAATACGAATAGCGCAGAAGATAGAATGGATAGCATAATTCGTATTATGCAAACAAAAAAGATAACTGGTGTATCAAGTTGGAAAATAATGAACGGGGCATCTACTTTAGGAACTTATACAAGCTATGGTTATGCAGGGCATTTAGATGACCCTATTAACCCACAAAACGATATAAACTTTGGCGCACCTAAAGAAATACAATTTAGCCCTAATAGATATCCAGAAGTAAATGTATTTAATGCTTATCATAGCCCTTATATTGCAGAAATAACAAGCAAAGATAGTAAGCTATTAACGTGCTTTGGTTTACTTGATATAGTAGACATTTTTAATTTAGATTTTAGTAAGTATGTATACATTGACGGGGTATTATTTAGGCTTAACAAGGTCGAAAATTTTAACCCAATGGAATATAATACTACTAAACTATCATTCCTTAAAGTAATAGAAACAAGATATTAATGGCAACAACTAACATAGGTTTTAGCGTAACAGTCGAATCGAATGACGCTACAAAATCAATAAAAGAACTAAGGTCGGAGATAGACCAAACTACCCAAGCCGTACAAGAATTAGGTCAGCAATACGGAGAAAATAGTAAAGAAGTAGAAGCCGCTCAAAAAAGGTTATTACAATTACAAGACCTAACAAACCAAAAGCAAGAGGAGAACAATAGGCGTATTGATAATGCAGCTAAAACAATTACTGCCCTATCTGCCGCTTATGGTGGTGTTCAAGGTGCTTTAGAACTTACAGGTCTTGCAGGAGAGGATACTATTAAGCAATTAGCAAAAATACAATCTGCTTTAGCTATTGGGGATGCGGTTCAAAACTTAGCTGAGTTTAAAGATGCTATTAGTTCTACTTTTGGAGAGTTTAGAAACACGGCAGTAAAGGCATTCCAAGCAGTTAAAGGTGCGATTGGTGCAACAGGCATAGGATTGCTTATTGTAAGCTTAGGTCTTGTAGCCGCTAACTTTGATAAAATTAAAAAAGCCGTTCTTGAGTTTATTCCAGGTCTTAATCAAGTTGGTAAGATTTTTACAAATATAGTTCAAAAAGTTACTGACTTTGTAGGTATTACATCACAAGCAGAAAGGGCTTTAGCTTCTTTAGAAAAAACAACTAAAAGAACTAATGAAGGACTTGAAGCAAGAATTAAAATACTTACTGCTCAAGGTGGTAAAGAAAAAGAAATATTTGAGCTGACTAAAAAACAAGGAGAAAACGAACTTAATGCCTTAAGAGAAAGATTAGCTACAACAGGTAAGCTAACAGAAGAAGAGCAAAAAAGGTTTAGAGATTTAGGAGTTGAAAGACAAGTTTTAGATGCGCAAGAACAAAAGAGAAGATTAGATAATGCAAAACAAGCTGCCGAAACTGCTAAAGGTATTTCAGATAAATTAGCAGAAGAAGAAGCTGCAAAAATTGAAAAAAGAATAGCTGACGAAAAAAAGCTTACAGAAGATACATTAGCAGAATACGATAAAAGGAGACGTATTGCAAATGATGCAAGGATTTTAACTCAAAAAGAAATTGCTAAATTAGACGAAGAAGAAAGTGTAAAAAAAGAAGAAGAAGATAATAAAAAATTTGAAAAACAAAAAGAGTATTTATCTAAAACTACCAATTATACTATACAAAAGTATAATGAAGACCAAAAATTAAAACAAGAATTAAGAGACGCTGAATTACAAGCAGATATAGCTTTACAAAATGCAAAATTTGATGCAGCAGCAGCAGGTCTTAATTTATTGTCAAGCCTTGCAGGAGAAAATGAAAAGATAGCAAATATTTTATTTATAGCAGATAAGGCTTTATCGATTGCAAGAATTGTAGTAAATACTCAAGCTGAAATATCTGCCATTGGTTTGGCAAATGCTAAGTTTGGTGCAGCAGGTATACCTTTAACTATCGCACAAAGTACGGCTGCTAAAATTAGAGCAGGTATTGGTATTGCGAGTATTGCAGCTACAACAATAGCTAAATTTAAAGGTGGTGGGGCATCAGGTAGTATAGCAACAGGTGGCGGTTCAGTTCCAAGTATTTCGGCAGGAGCACCAATAACACCACCACAACCACAGGCAGCAACTACAAACCTAAGCAACCAAACTATTAACGCAATAGGCAACCAAGCCGTTAGGGCTTACGTTGTCGAGAACGATGTAACAAGTAACCAACAAAGGATTGCAGCTATTCAGCAAAGAGCAAGGTTTGGTTAAATGATAACAATTTAAAACCATTAATATTTACGAATATGGACTTACCTGTTTATTTATTAGACATTAGCGAGGATATGAATGACGATGCCGAAGTGGACTATGTGGCACTCGTAGACAAACCTGCTATTCAAAAGAATTGGAATGCCTTTAAAAACCAACAACGCTTTGAAGTGGTTAGCGAAGATAAGCGTATTATTTCTGGACCTCTTATGTTGGCTGATGTACCTATCTTTCGCAGCGATGCTACTTACGGCGATTATTATGTGGTCTTTAGTAAAGATACTATTTTTAAGATTGCGCAAAAGTTTTTCAAAAGAGGCTACCAATCAAACGTAAACTTGATGCACTCTCCTAATGCTCAGGTAGAAGGGGTTACTATGTTTGAAAGCTTTATTACAGACGAAAGCCGTGGAATATTACCGATGAAAGGGTTTGAAGATGCACCTGACGGGTCTTGGTTTGGTTCTTTTAAGGTAGAAAACGAAGGCGTATGGAACGATGTTAAAGATGGCAAATTTAAAGGCTTTAGCGTAGAGGGGTTATTTACCTACAAGACAAAGCCAAGCAAAGAACAAGAACTTATGAATGCAATAAAGGAAATATTGCAACGAGTTAAATGATAAACAAAATCTTTTATTAATATTTAAACAAAAAGAATGATGAACGCAAAAGATGCAATTATGCAAATTAGGGCTTTATTCGAAGATATGCCACAAGTAGATGCTCCTGCACCTGCTCCTGCACCTATCGAAGAAGTACCTGTTACATTCGCAGAATATAGCCTTATGGATGGTACAAAGGTTATGATTAGCGAATTAGCTATTGGCGGTGTAGTTACTTTAGCTGACGGAACACCTGCTCCAACTGGCGAACACCAATTAGCAGACGGAACTCAAATCGAGTTAGACGAGAACGCTAAAATTATCTCTATTGAAACTCCAGAAGTAGAAGCTGAAATCGCTGACGAAACTCCTGCTGAAATGGGTAAAAAGATGGATGAAAAAATGGCAGACGAAATCGCTGCTTTAGTGTCTGAAAATGAAAATCTTAAAACACAAGTAGCACAATTAGAGGCAAAAGTTAAGAATGGCTTTAGTCAAGTAGCTGAGTTAATAGAAGCACTTACTAAGACACCTAACGCTGAACCTATTGCGCAACCAAAACAAACATTCGGTTCTAACGTAACTACAAAAGATATGAAGTACGATAGAATTGAAAAATATAGAAACGCTT